CTGAACGTTATATCCCCGAAAACGTGTCTATAAGTCACGATCAAGGCGGTATAGGTGTCGGATAGTCATCAGCAGGTCGAACTAGGCTCAGATCGGCTCACATCGGTTTTGGCGCCGTCATTAGCCCCTATCATTGGCAGTCCAACGCCTAGAATCCACACGCCAGTCAATGATTTGCCATCCAGGGGTCAGGAATTGATCGATTTTGCTGACACGATATTCCCTGACGGTTTTATGCCCTGGCAAAAATACGTGGCGATTCACGCCCACAAAGTCAAGCCTGACGGGAGATGGGCAACCCCACTGAATTGCATCGTCGTAGCCAGGCAGTCAGGAAAATCCACCCTGATGCTTTCACGTATCTTGATGGGCTTATTCCATTGGGATGAATCGTTGCAGGTTGCATCGGCTCATCGATTGGCGACGTCGCTGGAACAATTTCGTGCGCTGGTCAATCTGATCGAATCGTCGGATGATCTTGCCAAACGTGTAAAGCGAATTCGATGGTCGCACGGTAGTGAGGAAATCGAAGTCCAGGGATCGACGGGCATCAATCGATTCATCATCAAGGCTGGCGGATCAGCTGCTCGCGGTATTTCAAAACCTGAAACGGTTCACCTGGATGAATTGCGTGAGATGCACGAACTCGAATCATTTGCATCATTGCGGTACACATTACTCGCGGCGAAAAATCCGATGGTGATGACGTATTCGAACGCTGGCGACCAACACAGCAAAGTGCTAAATTTGCTACGCGAACGGGGAATCGCCGCTGCGTCGGGCGTGGTTGATGACATCGGGTATTTCGAGTGGTCAGGTGCATCCGACGCTTTGACGGACGAAAACTTTGCAATGGCGAATCCTGCTTTGGGTCACACGATCCACATCGACAATATTCGCAGCGTATTAAAAGACCCACCCGAAGTCGTACAAACCGAGGTTTTATGCAGATGGGTCCAAACAATTTCATCCATCATCAGTCAAGCCGCGTGGGATGGATGTGCCGATCCTGACGTCGATCTTGATCCTGAAAAACTCACCTGGCTGGCTTTGGACATTTCACCTGACCGAAAGCATTGTGCGCTGGTCGGTGCGCAGAAACTAGGTGATGAACGGTTTATTGTGAAACTGCTGCACACGTGGGAAAACGAAAGGCAACTAGACGATCGAGCCGTGGCAAATGACGCGGCGTTTTACTGCCGAAAATATCCGATTGAACATTTGCTATACAGCCGCAAAACTAGCGGTGCAGTCGCGGCTCGATTACAGCCAGCAGGAATCCCGATTTACGATATGGACGCGGCGTATCCACAATCGTGTGACGAATTGCTTGGTGCTATAAATTCAGGCAGGTTGCGGCATACGAATCAACCTGAACTAACTGCCCAAATGCTTTCAGCGGTTCAATTACGTCGAGGCGATGGCGGCTGGGTCATAGGAAGGCGTGCCAGTCAAACGGCGGTGTGCGCCAGTGTGGCAACGGCGCTCGCGACACACTTTGCGACACGCCCAGAGACGGAAACAGACATTATGGTCGGATAGTGGTATCCCACTGAGAAAATTTGCAAATGGGAATTCGCGACATATTTGCAACGCGTCAGATCGAAACGGTGGCAACGCCGCAATCACCTGACGTATCTGCGCAACTTGGTCCAGTCACATCACTGGATTCATTGACGCCATTTTTCGGCGGTGCTAACACTGCAACCCGTGAGGAATTTATGTCAATTCCAACGGCTGCACGTGCAAGAAACATCATTTGCTCATCGATCGCATCGATCGGGCTTGAAGTCATTGATCGATCCACTGGAATGGAAATAGAGGATGCACTGCCACGTGTTATCCGTACACCCGATCCACGTGTGCCAGGATCAGCGACTTATGTATGGACACTAGAGGACATTCTCCTATATGGGTATGGGTATTGGCAGATCACAGAATTTTTTGCCGATACAAATCGAGTGCGCAGTGTGCAACGCGTTTCACCATCACGCGTGACGATTCAAACGAATTCACTTGCCACTGAAATTGAATATTATATGGTCGATGGAACTCCAGTACCGAATTCAGGTATTGGATCATTGGTCGTATTTAACGGAAACGATGAAGGCGTGCTGAATCGAGCAGGTCGAACAATCCGCACGGGTGCGGAACTTGAACGTGCCGCTGCGATGTACGCACGTGAGCCAATTCCATCAATGGTGTTGAAATCCAACGGCACGGCTTTACCTGCTGACAGAATCGCCAAATTGCTTGATTCGTGGGCAACAGCCCGACGTAATCGTGGCACTGCGTTTCTAAATGCTGACGTAACTTTGGAGACAGTCGGATTTGATCCTGAAAAATTACAGTTAGCAGCTGCGAGATCGTACATCGCCACCGAAATTGCACGTGCTTGCGGAATCCCTGCATATTACGTCGATGCTGAAACTGGATCATCGATGACTTACAGCAATGCAAGCACACAGCGCCAAACATTGCTGGACTTTTCACTTATTCCGCTGATGACAAGCATTACCGAAAGACTTTCAATGCCTGATTTCATTCCATCAACTCAGGAAGTCAAATACGATTTATCAGATTACCTACGCGGCAGCGATCTTGAACGTGCCAATATTTACAAAATACTGAATTCGATCGTGGACGCTGAGGGCAATCCAGCAATCACAATCGATGAAATCCGACAATCAGAGGAACTAATCAAATGAAGGTAAATACTCCATTCACAATCACAGCGGCTGATTCCGAAGCACGAACGATCACTGGACAAATCGTTGCATTTGATACCGCTGCGAAAGCATCGACAGGTAAAGTGTTATTCAAAGCAGGATCAATTACTCCAGCAAATGTGAAATTGAATCTAGAACACGATTCAGCACGTCCAATCGGCAAAACTTTGGCGATGGAACTTTCACCTGATGGAAAGTCAATCAATGCAACATTTAAGATTTCAAAAACCACTGCTGGATCAGACGCGATCCAGGAAGCAATGGATGGACTCCGTGATGGATTTAGCGTTGAAGCAAACGCAATCGATTTCGGGTACAACGAGGACGGCACAATGGTCGTCAGTAAGGCAGATTTGGTCGGTGTCGCTTTGACGCATAATCCTGCATTTGATTCAGCACGTGTATCAAATGTCGCAGCGAACACCTCACCAGAAAATTCCGAAACATCATCCGATGAAGCGGAAGCAACACCCACACCATCAACAGAAGGAGACGCCGTGGAAAACACCGTCACAGAGCCAACTACCGCCGAGACGGTAGAAGCGGCAGCAGAAGTACAAGCAGCAGCAGCACCAAAGCCAGTCAATTTCATCGCATCACGCAACCCAGTCGTATCACCTGAAACATTCTTGATGCACCAGGTTGCAGCAGCCCGTGGATCAGAAACATCACGTGCTTACATCGCAGCGGCAACAGCATCGACAGACAATCCAGGACTGATCCCAACACGCCAACTGCGTGAGGTCGTCAATGGACTTGCTGACAATGTAAGAGCCTCAATCGATAGCATTTCAAATGGAACACTCCCAGGCGCAGGACTTGTTTTTCAAATTCCGAAAATCACAGTACTGCCAAACGTTTCACAGATCGATGAACTTGATCCAGTAACGCCAGTCGTGATGGAATCAGAATTCATCAACGTGGATGTTAAATCCTTTAAGGGCAGCCAGGTTATGTCCGTGGAATTAGCAGATCGCAGCGATCCACTATTTTTCACCGAATTGATTTCAAATCTCACTGCGCAATATGCACGTGCGACAAATGAATATAACTCAGCGCAGATCATTGCGAATTCAGCAGCAGCATCGACAGGATTTGGTTCAGACATTACTGCCGCCGAATTACTTTCTTGGGTTTCAACCGCATCAGTTTACGTTTATGAGCAAACACATAAATTCGCCGATGCAATCGTTGTGTCACCTGCAATGTGGGGTCGCATAATGTCATTTAACGTCGATGGGCGTCCAATTTACAATGCGCTATCGCCACAAAATGCGGCAGGAAATGCTCAGCCACGTTCACTCCGTGGATCAGTCAATGGACTTGATCTTTGGGTTGATACTGCACTATCAGGTACAGGTGACAATTCAATGTACGTCATTAACCGCGATTCATACACCTGGTATGAATCTCCACGCCTAGAACTCCGCACGAACATCATTTCAGATGGTTCAATCGGAATTCTTATGTACGGCTATGGTTCAACAGCCACGAAAATTGGCTATGGCGCTTATCGTTACTTAGATTAAAAAAAACTAATCATCGGCTAGGTCACTCCCGAACTAGCCGAGCAGACGAAAGGATCGGAAATGCCAAACATTGTCACCGCAGATGAATTGCGTCAGGTGCTTGGCGTTTCCGAATCCCTTTTTTCTGATGAATATCTTGATTCAATTATTGATTCGGCTGAAATTACAATTTTGCCGATGCTTACTCAGTATCAAAGCGCAGTAGTTTCAACACGCATCGTCGATGACGTTTTATACATCGACACATTGCGTCCAAATTATTTCGTCCAGGGGCAACAGGTCGTACTCGCTGGAATAGGTAACGGACTCGATGGACCATATACAGTCAGTGATCATTCCGTCAGACCCTTTCAGGTCACTGCAACAGTAAATGAAGCCGATCGAATTTTGACACCCGTCATTCCAGCGGGAACGATCACACTTGATGGCGGCTCAGCAGCTGAAATTTATGCAAATGTGCCAGCAATTAATAAAGCAATTTTGATCGTTTCAGTAGAGATTTTCCAAAGCATCACAGCGCCAGGTGGACAAATTGAAGGCGTTGATTTTGCACCGACTCCATATCGAATGGGTCGATCATTGCAGAATCGTGTCATCGGATTGATTTCAGCATTTTATGATGTGGATTCAATATGCCAATGACCACACTGCTTGATGTACGCAATGATTTAGCGACTGCACTTGCTGGCGTCGCTGCATCCGTGTATCCAGTAGCACCCGAAGCAGTGATCCCACCTGCTTGCGTAATCATTCCCGATTCACCCTGGCTAGAAAGTGTTTTGATCAATGGATCAGTCACAAAGGTCAAGGTCAATTTCGTTGTCACGGCAGCCGTGGCAAATAACAGCAATTCAGGCGCTTTGGATCAACTCGAAGCCCTAATCATCAGCATTTTGGGGGCAATGCCCTCAGGGTACGTCGTCGGTGACGTTCAACGTCCGTCAATAGTTTCAGTCGGTGCATCGAATCTGCTCGTTGCTGATCTCAGTGTTTCGACTTATTACACCCAAATCAATACATAGGAGAAAAAATGCCAACAAACATCATCACGGGCAGACAGATCACATTCACCATCGATGGTGATGTATTTGATGCGCAAGCCACATCCGCAACGCTGACGATCGATTCAACGATCAACACATATCAGACACTTGACGGCAAGGCGTATTACACCACTGATACACAGGGAACTTTCGCAGTAGAGATGCTGCAAGATTTCGGTGCTGCTGGATCGTTGTGTGAAGCACTATGGAACGCCGCTGCAACTACACCAAACGATGCGCTGCCAGTAGTTTTGACAGTCCACGACGTTGCTTATGCGTTTAGCGTTCAGCCAATATTCCCACAATTAGGTGGAACTGCACCTGACGCTTTAACAGCATCACTTTCATTCACTTGCGTGACCACGCCAGTACTAGATTAAAAAAGGGAGATCGGGAGTATGAAAACAGCAATAACAATCGAATATCAGTCAGGCGATGTAGCCACCTACGTGGCTGCACCACCTGAATGGTGCAAATGGGAAAACAAAACTGGCAAAACAATTCAACAGGCAAATGAAATCGGCATCAGCGATCTGCTATTCCTGGCGTATAACGCTATGAAGCGAGCAGCCGCAGGTCAGCCAGTCAAGCCGTATGAAGTGTGGACGGAAACAGTCGCCGACGTAACTTTGGGAGATTTAGACCCAAAAGCCATCAGCGAGGCAGTCTCAGCCGACTAATTGTCGAACTGGCGATTGCCACGCATATTCCGATCAGTGAATGGACATCCGCAGAGGATATTTTGACCGCAATCGAGATTTTGGAGAAACGCAATGGCTGAGGATGCGATCGCTTATGACAAAGCCGATCTACGCAAAATCATCGGTGCTTTCAAAGGGATGGATGATCAAGCGATTCAGGAAGCCAAAGGCGTATCAAATGCTTTGGCTGATTATCTCCAGGGCAAAATTAAATCGAAGGCTGGCACACTGCAATCAAGCAAAGTCGCCAGTCGTATCGCCGACGGATCAAAGGTCAGCAAATCCAGCAAGGTCGGTGAAATTTCATTCGGTTACGTTGCGCAAAAGTATTCGGGTGGTGCAACTACCCGTGATCTTTGGGGTGGATCAGAATTCGGATCAAATAGATTCAAGCAATTTCCAGTGTGGTCAGGTCGAGAAGGTCGCGGATCACGTGGATGGTTCATTTATCCAACCCTGCGAGCCGAACAGCCATATATCATCAACGAATGGGAAAATGCTTTCAGTAGAATTGCGAAGGAGTGGTGATGGCTGGCACTGGTTCAAGAACGCTGAAACTGGCGATATTAGGTGACATCGACAACCTGAAAAAAAGCCTGACGCAAGGTACGACTGAGGTTCAATCATTCGGTGACAAAATCACCAAATTTGGCAAGATAGCATCAGCGGCTTTCATTGCTGCTGGCGTTGCTGCCGCTGCCTACGCTGGCAAACTGCTGGTCGATGGTGTGAAGTCAGCGATCGAGGATGAAGCGGCTCAGGCGAAACTCGCAACTACCTTGCGCAACGTCACAGGCGCTACCGATGCCCAAATTGCTGCAACGGAAAGTTATATACAGAAACAACAATTATTATTTGGAATTACGGATGCAGATTTGCGTCCGAGTTTTGAAAGATTGACGCGAGCCACTGGCGATTTGAAAACAGCGCAGGAAGCGCAGTCACTGGCGATCGATATCGCAGCAGGATCAGGCAAATCACTTGAAGCCGTTTCAAATGCTTTGGGCAAAGCCTATGAAGGAAATACGGGTGCGCTTGCGAAACTTGGCGTTGGACTTTCAGCTGCTCAACTCAAAACAATGGATATGGAAACGCTGACCAAAACACTTGCTGAAACATTTGGCGGTCAAGCATCGATCCAGGCAGATACTTTCGCTGGAAAGATGGCACGATTAAAGCAAGGCATCGATGAAGGCAAGGAAGCGGTCGGATCGTACGTATTGGATGCTTTGCAGCCGATGGTCACGCTGATTGTCGAGCAGGTAATTCCAGCAGCCATTTCATTTGGCGAAACAGTCGGAACAAAATTGCAACCGTACATTGACAATATCATTTTCGTATTTCAGACTTATTTGATCCCACTATTTCAGGCGTGGTGGTCATTCATTTCGGACATTCTGATTCCAGGCATCATCGACACATTTACGCCAATACTTGATGGCTTGCGAAAGGCTTTCGGATTCGTTGCTGATTCGGTTCAAAAAAACAGTGACAAACTTGCACCATTTTTCACCCTAATCAAAAGCATTGCATCATTCATTCTCAATACCCTTGCACCGATAGTCGGTGATGTATTAGGCGCAGCACTGACAGTAATCGGTAAAGCCATATCAGTGGTCATCGGACTATTTGCCAACCTGGTCAATATCATCAATTCAGCCGTGGGCGCTATTCGATCGCTGATCTCAATCGTGGCATCAAATCCTTTGGTCAAGGGAATTGGCAATGTGATTGATAGCGTATTTGGCGGCGGTCGAGCCACTGGCGGTCCAGTAATGGGTGGAACGTCATACCTAGTCGGTGAAAAAGGTCCTGAAATATTTACGCCATCGGGCAATGGATTAATCACGCCAAACAATAAATTGGGCAGTAGCACGGTGATCAATTTGAACGTCACTGGCGCAATCGATCCCGAAGGTACAGCCCGAAGCATCATCAACGTTTTGAACAATTCATATTATCGAGGCACAAACGGCGCAGCCGCATTGGTATTCTGATGACGCTTTGGAATCCGATTTGGCGTGTCACCATTAATGGCATCAACTATGAAAATTATGTATTAGCCAATTTGACGGCGACTAGTGGTCGATCAAATATCTATGAGCAAGCCCAGGCAGGATATTTGAATTTGCAACTTTACAATGTAACTCAATCGCAGGTTGCAATCAGCATCAATGATTCAGTCGGAATTGCAATCAAAGATTCGACGGGCACATACACGCCAATTTGGGGTGGATCAGTCACAGACGTCGCCATCGAGGTGACAACAGGTGGATCAATAGCGGTCAATCAGGTCATATCAATCGTGGCTTTGGGTGCGCTTTCACGGCTGCCAAAATCCCAATGGCTGACTAATCTCAATCGTGCGTTCGATGGAACGCAGATTCTTGAAATATTGACGGATTTGCTAATTAATAACTGGTCGGAAGTGCCAGCATCTTTGAATTGGGGCAATTACACGCCAGCAACCGAAACTTGGGAAAATGCTCAGAATTTAGGTTTAGGTGAAATCGATGCACCTGGAAATTACGATATAGCGGCTCGATCAGCCGATCCGATTGATGTCTATTCATTAGTTTCAGGGATTGCCACATCGGGGCTTGGATACATTTATGAAAATGGGCAAGGTCAAATTTCGTACGCTGATTCACTCCATCGGACGGTTTATTTGGCAACGAATGGATACACCGACGTTTCAGCGGCTCAGGCACTTGCGCAGGGAATCAAAATTCAAACCCGATCAGGTGATGTGCGCAATGACGTAACAATCAAATATGGCGCAAATTCCAGCAGTGAAGTATCAGATGACGATCCAGCATCGATCGCGGTATTCGGTCGATTAGGTCAGATCATCACTACCACGCTGCACGATAACGTGGACGCAATCAGCCAGGCTGCGTTTTATTTAACACTAAGGGCATTTCCACAGGCAATGATGCAATCAATCACTTTTGAATTGACCAATCCTGAATTGGATGATGCTGATCGGGATTCGTTGATCAACATATTTATGGGATTGCCACTGCGTATTTCTGATTTGCCTAGCAATATGACTGCTGGTCAATATGCAGGATTCGTTGAAGGCTGGCAATTCCAGGCAGGGTACAACACGCTTTCGGTGACGGCTTTACTTTCGCCGCTAGCGTATTCGATCTTTGCAATGAAGTGGGAAGAAGTCAGCGTGTCGGAACAATGGAACACAATCACAAACACACTCACGTGGCAAAATGCCCTAGTGGTCGCATAAGGAGAAAATATGAGCAATCCAACTACCCCGTTCAACTGGCAAATGCCGACAAACACAGATTTGGTGACGGATTTACCTGCTGATTTTGAAGTATTTGGTCAAGCCGTAGCATCATCGATGGCTGATCTATTAGGTGGTACATCAGGACAAATTCTTTCAAAGGCTACAAATGCCGATATGGATTTCACCTGGATAACAAATGAAATTGGTGACATCACCGCGGTCACAGCATCATCACCACTAACAGGCGGTGGCACATCAGGTGCAGTCACCGTCGGAATTCAAGACGCATCGACATCACAAAAAGGTGCAGTCCAACTAAGCGATTCCACATCGACAACATCATCAACAGTCGCCGCAACAGCGACCGCAGTGAAAGCAGCCTACGATTTAGCGGCTGCGGCAACTCCAAAACTGCTCACATTTAATGCGCAAACAGGAACGACTTACACTTTCGTTTCAGGTGATGCAGACAAATTGGTGACAATGTCCAATGGCAGTCCAATAACAGTCACAATTCCACCATCAGTTTTCAGCGCAGGTCAGCAATTTGATGTCCAATCAATCGGTGTCGGATTAACTACTTTTGCCGCTGGCGCTGGCGTAACCATCACATCAACAGGTGCGACCGTTGCTGCGCCAAAATTACGTGCAAGATATTCCGCGTGTACAGTAATTTGCACGGCGTCAAACGTATTTACCGTGATTGGCGATCTATCTTAAATGAGCAGATTAGGAATTTACGCATCTCAAATCAGTGGACATTTGGCAATTCCTGCTGAACTTTTGGTGGTTGCTGGCGGTGGATCGGGTGCTACCGCATTTTCAGGCGGCGGCGGTGGTGCTGGCGGCGTGTGCTATCAAGCAACGCGTGATCTCACTGGTTCATTCACAGTAACGGTCGGCGCTGGCGGTTCTGCACCTGCTGGCGATGGAAATGCAAATGGCAGCAATTCGGTTTTTGCAACAGTAACCGCAAATGGCGGTGGTGGTGGTGGATACAACACGGCATCAAATGGCGCATCAGGTGGTTCAGGCGGTGGCGGACGTTTCAGCGCAACTGCTGGCGGTGCTGCTACGCAAGGAACATCAGGCGGTGCAACTGGATTTGGTAATGCTGGTGGATTTTTTTCAACTACATCGCCAGCAGGTAACGCACCATCGTCAGGTGGTGGCGGCGCTGGCGCAGTCGGCGGTTCACCAACAGCAACGAATCAAAATGGTGCGGCTGGTGGCGCAGGAGTTACTTACATTGGTTTAACCGTAGGTGGCGGCGGTGGTGGTGGTATTTACTACGGCGGCTCAGGCGGTGCAGGTGGTTCAGGTGGTGGTGGCGCTGGCGCAGCAACTCCATCTACGGTTGCAACTAGCGGCACGGCAAATACAGGCGGCGGCGGTGGTGGTTCAGGCGGTTTCGACCAGGGATCAAAGGGTGGAAATGGTGGATCGGGAGTGGTCGTCATCAAATACCCTGATACTTATGCTGATTTATCATCAATCGGTGGCGGTTTAACCTACACACGAACTACACCAACAGGTTTCAAGGTTTATACATTCACAGCAGGAACAGGAACGGTGGCGGTGTAATGGCTCATTATGCGTTTTTAGATGAAAACAATATCGTCACTGAGGTCATACCAGGTAAGGATGAAACGGAAACTATTGAAGGACTCGATCCTGAAACTTGGTACGGTAACTATCGTGGGCAAAAATGTGTTCGTACCAGTTATTCCAGCAGCATCAGATTCAATTATGCAGCAATAGGATATTTATATGATCCCATCGATGATGCTTTCATTCCACCAATGCCCGAATGTGGTCACGATGAATTAACTCTCACTGATTTGAAGCGATGGGAGTGTGCTAATTGTGACGCCGAATTCACAAAATGGATGGAAAGCCAGCAAAATCAGGGCTGAAATCGATATTGATTCATTTTCAATTCCAGGCACTAAGATCAAATTGACGTGCAATAAATCCGTTGCGCCATTGCTGGTCGGTTTTGCAGCTGAATTCCACGAACTGATCGAGCCAATCGATGAAGGATCACTGGATGATTGGGGCTACTGCTACCGTGAAATCAGAGGATCATCAACAAATCTCAGCAATCATTCAAGCGGTACAGCCATTGATCTAAATGCCACGAAACATCCATTGGGCAAGGTAGGAACATTCCCAATCGAGAAAGTACCGATGATCCGTGCGCTTGCTAAGAAATACGGTTTAATTTGGGGTGGAGATTACAGAAACCGCAAGGATGAAATGCACTTTGAAATTGCTTTGACGCCAGCGAAAGCCGCTGCGTTGATCGAGAAGTTAGGACAATCAAAATGAATCAATGGAAAGCACTTGGCGCATCTTGGTTGCGTTCATTCATAGCCGCTGGACTTGCCGTGTTTATGGCTGGAGTTACCGATCCAAAGGCAATTTTGATGGCTGGCGCATCAGCAGTCGTACCCGTCATTTTGCGATATTTGAATCCAAAGGATTCGGATTTTGGCGTCAATGCCAAATGACCGAAGCAATCACAGCGATCGGACTGATCGCCGCTGCCACCATTTCCGCCATCTCTGCACTATTTGCGGCTAAGGCTGAAAAGAATTCCCGACCCGTCAGCAATGGATTTGCCGATGGTATCCGTGCTGATGTACGTGAGATTCGTACCCTGCTTATAGAGCATTTGAAGGATCATCCGAAGGCTTAGACACGCCGAATCCCACGCGGAATCCTTGCAAATGTCAGCCCGATGCGTCACCTTATGCGTAGGGAGACTCAGACAAATCTCCCGTCGGGAGTAATAAATGTACACATTCTATGAAACAGCCGCCTGGATGCTATTTGGCATTTTTGCGGGATTCACCGCTGGATACACAATCGGGTTCAAATCAGGTCAGGTTGAAGGATTTATCCGTGGCAAGATCGCTGGACGTAAGGGGATCAAATAATGTCATTCCTGGACGGATACGAAACGGTCAATCAGAAAGTCATTCGCTTACACGCAACCTACCCAACAAATCGAATCGAGACATCGATCATCGACTGGAATCCTGATAAGGGATACATCCTGATCGAGTGCCGCATATTCCGTCACTATGAGGATGAGAAGCCAGCAGCCATTGATTATGCACACGGGATGGTCACTGCCTATAACGTCCAAATGAAACGCTGGTACGTCGAGGACACGGTCAGCAGCGCCATAGGACGGTGCGCAAGCGTGGTGCTAGGTACAGAAACAAAGCCGAGCCGTGAATCGATGGAACAGGTCGAAACATTGCCAAAGACTTTCGTCGAGGATGATCCCTGGTCAAAGCCATTTGGTGAGGATGGATTCCATACAGCATCAAGCGCCATAGATGACATCAAAGCAAAATTGGGTGGCGAATTAATTGCCGAAGCGCCAAAGTGCAGCCACGGGCATCGCATTTGGAAAGAAAAGGCAAAAGACAAGCCAGGCAAGGATTGGGGTGGATATTTCTGCGTCGAGAAAACAAAGGCGACTCAATGCACACCGCTTTGGTACGTGCTGGCATCCGATGGTCAATGGAAGCCGCAGGTATAACCGTGGGAGAAATGCAGATGATCAACCTTTCAACGGGAGAGAAAACAACATTTCAAATCGATGGAACAGTCATCAAAGAGCAGACACCCGTTTCGATAAATTGGTGTGACAAATGCGAAACCTGGAAACCGCTTGAATTTGGTCGCTATGACGGCGCACAGGGATTGACGATGCTTTGGTTTTGCTTGGAGTGCAAATGATTCCAATCAAACTAACTCACGATGAGGAAATGATGTGCGCTAAAGCCGCATTTGATCGAGCAGTGGGCGCAGCTGGATTGACGGATTATTCGGTGCAGAAACTGAATCTATTTCAGGACATTGCACGTATGGCTGAATCCATCGGCGCTGAAAATGCAGTAGCAAAATACTTTCAAATAGATGAATGGCAACCGACCGTCAATACATTCAAGAATCAGGCAGATGTCGGATGGAATCTTGAAGTCAAGCACACACCCTGGAAGGCTGGGTGTCTCATATTGCGTGATCGAGATCGAGCCGATGACATAGCAGTGCTGGTCACTGGCAATTCACCCAATTACTACATCGTGGGCTGGATCGTCATCGGTATGGCACGCCGTCCATCACGTAAGCGATCCGATGGCTCATTTTGGATCAATCCGTCAGACTTAAATCCCATCGAGAATTTGAATCGGAGTATCTATGCTAGAAATTATCAGGCTTGATTGCAGGGTTGAAAAGAAATCGACAGATCACAAAATCGTCAAGGTTGCAGATAATCTGCCGCCATACGTTCACTGCGTTGAATGTCTATCTTGCGGCGTATTAGGAATCCAATCATTCCAGGTGCAAGATGCCAGTCTATGAATTCAAATGCCCAGTGTGCAGCAGCATCAGTCCAGTAAAGGCTGATTTCGATGCTGAGATTACGCCACCTGGATGCCCATATTGCTTGATCACGATGGAAAGAGTTTGGACATCAAATCCAATCCATTTCAAAGGTAAGGGATGGGGTCATCAATGAAGGTTGTGGATAACTTGTGGACAACACGCCGAAGCCCCGTTCAACTTATCCACATATTTGCAATGTATTTGACATCAGCAGTACGCTGGATTCGCTTAAAGCGAGCCGCTGAAGCGGATGGCTCGCTAAGGCGTATTCGGCTATTGCCACAGTTATGCCTATACATAGGCTTGATTTCAGTACAGATGCAAACAGCAACAGCATCAAACATTGATCACTACAAATTGTATGCACATTCACGAATCATTAACTATGAGCAATATCAATGCCTATCAAAGATCATTTACAAAGAATCTAGGTGGAATGTAAACGCAAAGAATGGAAGTCATTACGGATTAGGGCAAATGCGTTCACAGCATTACCGAAATTTGGATGGCTACCGTCAGATAGATGCAACGATTAAATACATTAATCATCGATATGGTTCAATGTGTAAAGCCTGGACGTTTCACAAAGCGAATGGATACTACTGATGAGCAAGGCGTGGAAGGATAGCGATCGCAAAGGATGGCGACGCATACGTGAACGCATACTCGCAAGGGATGGACATTGCTGCCAATCGTGTGGTGAGACTGATGGCAAGATGCACATCGATCACATAGTGCCAAAGCGACTAGGTGGATCAGACTTAGAGGAAAATTTGCAGGTATTGTGTCAATTCTGCAATCTACGCAAGGGTGGTCGTTTTTTTGAACAGGCTTTGACACAATACCTGCAAATTTTCCTCTAAGTCTGATCCACCTAGTCGCTTTGGAAAATTTGCAGGTA